AACCTGCCGCCGTATCCATGGAGTCTGCTATATCGCCGCTCCCTCCGGCATCACCAAATATCGCGACTGTGAAAGCTTTGAAATACGCTGCCAATGTCTGGAGCTTTGCCAGTATCGTATTGATCACCCGGATCACCGGAGTAAAAGCGTTGATAAGCCCCTGTCCGATCGTGGCCTTAAGCGACTCAAACTGTAAGGATAATACCCTCACCTGGTTGGCCCATGAAGTACTCGTCCGCGCAAAGTCTCCAGAAGCGTCCGCAAGACTGCTCATAACAAACTGATACCGGAGCATGACCTTTTCCTGCTCGGTCATCTTCGCCGTAGTCTTGCCAAAGCCATTATTTAAGGCGTACTGATCGAGGGCAGTCTGGGTCATGACCACACCAAGATCCTTCAGGCTTTCCGTTTCGCCTGTAAAGATGCTTTTCAGCTTCGTGTATGCCTCGTCAGTGCTCAAGTTGTAGAAAGAGGCTACGTCTCCGGTAAGTCCAGTGATAGCCGCTGACATCTGATACCCGGCTTCTCCGGTCACTCCGAAAGCTTTCGCCATAGCGCCGTATGTACCCATATACTTCTTCGCCGTCAATTCCGACAGACCAAACTGCGTGATCGCATTCTTCGCGAAGGCATCTACTGCCCCCGACATTTTACCAAAGGACACATCAACAACGTTCTGTACCTCCGCCAGATCAGAGCCCAGGTCGATGCAGGATTTCGCAAACGCTACGATGGCCCCGACTCCTAACACGGAAGCCACCACTCTGCCAAGGCCGCCGAAGGACTTCTTCATCTTCGCAGTCTGGCGCTCTACATGATTTGCTGCTGTGGTGGTCTGCTTCTTCAGCTTCTCGACCTCATCACGGTACGGCTTAGTTTGCGCCTCAATGATAACCTGTAACTTTTCCAGTGTCATTCCCTCGCCCATCAGTTTTCACCTCCTGCCCTGGCATGATTATGGCGGATTGCAAAGTCGTTAAACCGGGCCTTGTACTCCGCCAGCTGCTTTTCCTGTATCTTCTTTTCTGTTTCTTCGTGATCCCGGCCAAACAGCTCCGGAAAAAAGTCCCATAGCTCCATAACCTTTACTTTATCGCTGCCTTGTATTGTCAGCGCCGTAAACTGCCCGATATCACGCGCCAGGAAATGCAGGTTCATCAGATCCTGCTTGACCTTCCGTTCCTCCTGGCGGCGATTACTCTCCATAATGTCAGTAATATCCGGTATGGATAATTCCCAGAATCGCTCTGGGGATATTCCATGGTCCAATGCGGCCGGATACAACTGATAGATCAGGTCTGATACATTGCTTACATCTGATCCTTCGCCTCCGCCAGCTTCTGGTCCATCTCCTCCGCCTGTTCCTCCGTAAAAAAACCAGATACCTTATAGATTTCCATGAAAATATCTGTCATGAAGGTCATCTGCGTGCCGCCCTCCTCGCAGTACTTATCAAACAGATTCTGTACATCTAAAAACTTAATCTTGTGATGATACGGGAGCATGGCAGCCTGTGTAATGGTTAGCATAATCGACAATGGCGGGACATTGCCTGAGCCGAATAACAGGCTTAGCAAACTCGTTTTATACTTTTCTTCTAACCGGCAGATATTCGGGGTGGTCAGCTTCATCTTGTATATCTGGCCGTCCACTTCCCAGAATGCAAATGCCTTTCTTTTCTTCTTTTCTTCCAGACTCACTACTTTTCCCTCTTCTGTCGTTGCTTCAATCACTTCATCAAATCCCTGTGTCATTGCCTATTCCTCCTCGTTTTATACTGTTGGGTCCGTGACCACAATATCACTCTGTAATCCCAGGGTAAGTGTAAATTCAATGGCTGCATTCACGCCACCACCGCCGACCTTGATGCTGCTGTATGCATCAAATTCAAACTTTGTTCCGTCCGGAAATGTCTGGCGGTAAGACGCCACTTCATTTCCATCCGCAATTGTACGGAGGACCCTGTAATCCGAACTCTCGCTGGAGTTATCATACACAAACTTATATGCCATGTCGCCAGGATCTCCGATTCCAAGCTCTGAATGCTTAAAATTATCCTTAAGTCTGGTGTTTTCCACTTTTTCCGCGTCCACTCCCAACTCTGGAACTTCCTTTAAATCCTGGAGTTCTACATAATCTGACGCTCCCTTTTTCTTTACCGCAAGGGTAATTCCATTTGCTAACATATCATCATTCCTTTCCTATTGTGTGGTATACCTGCCTGTTCCTCACATCAATAATCCCTTCATAGCGCATCTGCTTGTGTTTTAAGCCGCTGGGATCTTCTACGTCCATGCACTGGGTGCGCTTAAGCCCCAGAGGCGATATGGCCGCATCTACAGCCACTGCGGTTGCAGACGTACTTTTTCTTGACCAGATATCAATACGATACCTAACATACGATTTCGCTTCCCCCCGTCCGGACTCTTCTGCAACCTTGTTATCCTCTTCCATGTATTGGAACGAGATATCCTCTTCCCAGCTTCGCGGGTAAAAATCGGTCACGTTCTTCGTTATCGTACAGAGCGCTGCATATACTTCGTCTTTTACATTAATCATTGGCTTGCCTTTCTGATCTCTGCCGCAAGCACATCATTGATCTTCCGACAAACGATCTCTTCATTGTCTTTGAGGCCGGGGTAGAGAAACGGTTGTGCGGGCTGGCCTGAACACTGATAGAAGCGTCCTTGTTCTGTATCAATGTAGAACCAGTGGTATTTCTCTGCCGTCTCCGCATCGATCTGGCTCTCATGGATCCACCAGGGTGATTGAGAATAGGCAGGTGTTATTTCAGGAGAGATGCCCGCATGGTCAGCCTGACCACGAGGGCCTGTTCCCAATTCCACATAGGCCGCATACTTTTTGTTGGTATACACAGTACCTATTACCCGATCTTCCTCCACCGTTACTCTGGTCTTGATACTCTGCCGCAGTTCTCCGTCACTTACCGGGCACATCAGTACGGCTCCGGCCTGCGCGATCTTTGTTCCCTGGCCTATCGCCTTCTTTACTCCATGTTCCGCTGCAGCCTCCAGGCTCCCGTACTTCTGCAACAGCTTATCCAATCCTTTGATGGTCTCACTCATATGCGCTCAACCTCCAATGTCAGATACCGGTATGGCCGGATAGCAATGATCCGGTAATCCGGTTCGTGGTCTTCCGGGACATTCAAGCAGATGCCGTCACCTTCACAAACAGCCATATCTGCAAACAGATATAATTCATCACCATGGTTTGATACCATCAAATCATAATTTCCGCTAATTCGTACATTCTTGATATTGTTGACGCGCTGCCCGTACATTTCCGCTTGCAGTTTTCCGCTGGCCGGCCAGACCTCCGCCTCAAAAGAAGAAGGCAGCCCATACTCTATGTACGAGTTGCCTTCATTATCCTTTTTCGGTATCGCCTGTCTATGGTTGTAAGTTTTCAGCCGGTTCCTTTTTAGCCTCATACCGTCTACCTCCTACGCCTGCCAGTCTATACCGGTCCAACACGTCATATATCTGTTTTGGTGCGGTATCAAAACTGTAGCTTTCCCCGCCCTCACTCCTGCCTGTCTCTCCTTCAGTACCTAACCGGTTGTATGCAATCACAGCCAGATCCCGAACTGGTTTCTTGAGCCCATCTGGCAGTACGGTGCGACTCGTGTAACCCAGCACAAACTCTTCCGCGTCCGACAACAAAAGGGAGAGCAGATTTATTTTATCGTCGCCCTCCCCAGTCAGCAGTTTCAGTTTTTCGATTTCGGTCACTACAATCACCCCTTCAGGACCGCCAGCAGCTCCTCTTTATTCAATGATGCCGCTCCCTCGATTCCTCTTTCCTTTGCCATGGCGCGCAGCTCATCGACTTTCATCTTTTCCAGTTCTGGTTTTTCCTCTGCCTTTTCCTCGCCGGCAGGCTCTCCCAACGGTTTAAATCCGGCTGCCATCAGCTTCCTGATCTGGGCGTCGTCTTCTGCGGTTCGTTCCACGTTATTCATGATAAGTCTTATAAACTGCCTCCTTATGCTGACGGAGCTGCATCTTTGATGTTTAAATAGATGCTGTCCAGCTTGTTATCTAACACCCAAATATCATGGAATCTCCGGTAATCCATCTGCCAGGCGTTCAGCTTCTGGTTAATGGTCGGGTCAAAGATTCTCATGATATCCTGCTTAGTAACCGCGATCGGCGTGGTGCGCGGGCAAATGAAGAAGTTGATATCCTTCGCTGTTGTTCCCTTTACATATCCGCCCTGCTCCTGTCCGGAAGTTTTTCCGTCATAAATGGTGATGGCAGTATACATACGGTTGGAAGGTGTGGAAATAATCGGAACTCCGTCTACGGAAGGCACTGCGGTATCAATGCCGCCTTTAGAAAACGTGGTGTTGATAATTTTGCCTGTGAGTTCCATCTCTAATTCCATGATCATATCAGGGGTTGCATGGATCACCAGAGGGCCGTTATAGAGTTCACGGATTGCCTTAATGCCTTCTTTGAGCTTCCTGAGCGCAGATGTCCCAGTTGCTCCTGGAGTATAACCATAGGAAACCATTCCGGCCTTATTGGCAGTGATTGTTTCCGTTGCAATCTTAGAGATACGATAGGCGTCAATCTCCGGTACAACAAACATGCGCTGAAATTCTCCCATGACGGCCGCTGCGGTCGTGACAAAGTTGTTCTCGTTGATATCAATAGGATCAAGCTGGAACTTCCTGCCCCTGTCCTGTGTCATCTTGCGGGTTTCATACTCCAGTGTTACGCCGCCCTGCTGATATCCGTTGTCCCGGTCATAGTCTCCCAGGCCCTGTACACTCATCTTCGGAATCTTTACTTCGGCACCTCCGTTATAGATCACCTGTCCGGCGTTTGCATCCATCCAACCGGTAACAGCCTCTTTGATCGCCACTTTGTCCAGAGTGTTCATAAAAAGTGTTGCTGTTGCTAATGTGTTAATTGCCATAGTCTTTTTTCATCCTTTCTTATATTCCCATCATCAGGTCTTCTACCTGCTTTGCAAGGTCTTTTCCCTCGTCTGATGGCGCTTTCTTTGGCGGAGTACCGCCTTTCAGTTTCTCTTCCACAGCAGCCTGTACCGCCTCCTGGAAGGCTTTCTCTACCGCAGCCATGGATTTGTTGCATGAATCTGCATCAGCGTAATTGAGTACCTCTGCAAGCCCTACAGGCAGTTTCTTTTCTGCCAGTGTATTCTTTGCCTCGGCCATCAACTCCCGGCGTGTGATCGCCGCTTCCCGGTCCTTCAGCACCTTTTCCTGCTTCTGCCGCAGATACTCCGCCTTTTCCTCTTTATTCATCTTCGCCAGCTTATCAGCTTCGGAAAGCTTGTCGTCCATGAGGGCCGTCCATTTCTCTTTCGCGGTCCCCAGGGCCTTCTGGACACGGCGGTCAAACTCTGCCTGATAATCCTTATTTTTCAAAAGATCATCAAAACTTTGAGGCTGTGGCTGTAGCTCCGGTGCTGGTTCTGGCGCTGGGACTGGTTCCGGGTCAGGTGTTGGCTCCGGTGCTGGTTCTGCAAAAAACTGTAAGTTCATTTTTGGGGAGATCCCCATAATTCCTGTCTTTCTCATATATCTATCCTTTCCGCCCCAGTCCGTTCATTGCCCGAACCATGGCATAAAAATAACACCCAGGGAATTCCCGCGTGCTTACTTTTCGTTGCTATCTTGCTGTAATCATTATCATTAAAGCCAGAAAAAGCCAAAATATCATATCTGTCGTATTCTTCTTCCACTTATAATAAATTGCAGTAATCCCACATACCATATATGCTATCATTCCTAACATAGACATTATCTTTTCCTTTATAAAAATACCACCGGCCATTTTACTGACTGGTGGTATTAAATCACTTCTTTTATATCCTCTTCAGCAAACAATTCTCCTCCGCCTTTTGGGTAATCTACGGAAGCCACCATAATATCTGTATCGTCATCATCTGATTTATTTGCATATGTCAAACAGTCTAATTTACAAGTGACTCTCCTTCCGTCTTTCAATATCAAATCGAAAAAATCTCCGCCTTCACCCTTTTTCAAAATCTCTTTGAGCCTAGGGGTAATTTTCGGTACATATGGCATGTCTACACCTCCTTAACCGGATACAAATGCACTCCTTTTGACGAATAACGGATTGCCAAGCGTTTTGTATCCTCATACTTACCTGTTCCTAAATTAAATCTTTTTCCGATTACCGTGTCTGCCGTAACATACTCAATCGGATACTGCTGTCCCTTATGAAATTTTAAGATTCCTGTTCCTGCCAAATTGTTGACTAATTCCTGTATATCAACATTTTTATAAAACATATCTGGTGCGGTTCCCTTTAATGAAAGATCAGATTTAACTCTCTGCTTCCATTTCTTTGTTCCCTGGATATGTTCCTGCTGTTTTACCTTTTTAACATTAGTGTTAATATTTCCAGCACTTAACTGTTCAAGGAAACCTTCTTTCTTCTTTTGATCTGCAACATCTTCTTTCAGATCCTCATATCCCTTAATGTCATTATACTTCAATTTTTGAAACTTATCAAAGGTTTCTGGTGCTTTATTCCCCAGCTTTTCCTTGTATTTTTCATACTGCCGCTTATCAGATGACCGATTCTGAATCATCTTCTCGTTTGCCTCGGCTTCTGAATTACCTTTGACATTTTTATCGTACCACTGCTTATAAGTCATATCAGCCGGAACCGTATTCGTCTTCCCTGTCACCGGGTCTCTGGCTCTGCGCGTCATTCCTGCCATATCCATCCCATCGATCTCGCAGATCGTTGTAGACCGACACCATGGGTGCATGGGCGGGCAGTTCTTCCCAGGTTGCTGCTCCGATACTGGAAACACCTTCCCATCCAACTTCCGGCAGGCTTTCGAAGTCTTTAAGTCCAGCGTAGCCACATACCGGTACTTCTCAATCCCGCATTCCTCATAGGACTGCATCTCCATCTGGTTCGCCAGATTGCAGGATTCTGTTCGTACCAGCCGTCTTGAGTTGCTGGCGCCTTGCTGAAATTTATTTCCTATGATCT